CTGCAGAATTATTACTTGGTGTATATAATGAATTAAATACTTCTAATAGAAAAAAAATGGAAACAAATATTACTAAAGGAGAATTGAGTTTTATGAAAATGATTGATTTTGCACAAGAAAATAAGCCTAAAGGATAACAATGTCAGAAGTACTTCAAATTATACAAAAATTTACAAGAAAAGATAGTATCAGTACGTCTTCCGCACAATCTGCAGCCTTTACTCCCACATCTACTGGAATAATTAGAGTTACTAATGATTCTGTTCAAGGTGGTTATGTAGAAATTAGTGGAAATCCCACAGCAACAACATCTAGTGTTTTTCTTGGAAGCGGCCTGTCAAATACTACAGTCACGTCCGGAGGAACATCTACTGCTTTATTGTATGTAAAGCCAAAAAGATCAACTGTATCTGCCTGTACAAAAGTAAATGGTCAGCCTGTAATAACTCTTAGTACTGATCGAGAAGGTAATCCATTTAGAGTGGGTGATTACATGACTATGACGGGAGCATCGGTAAATGGTTATAATACAGCTATAGCTCATATTTTAATTGCTGCACAAAATACTACAACAGTTACATGCACAGCTACAGTAGATACTAGTGGGTTATCAGATTTCGCCGGAACAGCCGTTTTAAGATCATCTTACAAAGTTGCGGGAATTACGGCAGCCGGAACTATGACACTTAATTTACAAGAAGTTGCGGTGACGGGATAATAATGAAAGCTTTCAGTCTTCTCATAGAGGAATTGCGTGAAGCAATGTTTAGAAGAGTTGACCGAGTCAGAACACGTAAAGGGGTTGATCCTAAGACTGGTCAAACGAAAAAAATAAAATTAAAACAACGTAGATTTAAACTTTCTACTAGGTCAAAATATAAAAGAAAAGCAAATCCTGAAACGGGGCAAGTGAAATTTGTAAGAATGCCTGAGAAAGAAATTCGTAAACGAAAAGGCATAGGTGCCCCTCTTGTAAAACGTGGTATTCGTAAAAAGAAAATTAAGAAAATTCGGGCAGGTATAGAAAGAAGAAAAACTAAACGATTAGGGTTTTTCAAAGCCGCACAAAAAAGAAGAGACACATTTAGAAGAAAACGATGAAGACCTTAGAAGAAGTAAAACTTGAATCTAACGGATTAGAATATATTCTTATAGATGAGGGAAAGGGTCCTGGGCGAGTATTATCTGCTACAAAAAGGCGTATGCAGGGAATGAAGTTTGGTAGAAAAGCCAAAACAGCTTCATTTCAACATCGAAGAAGAATGTCATTATTAAGACCGCCCACAAAGGAAAAACTTGAAACTTTAGCAAAAAGAACTATTCGTAAAAGATTTAAGTTAAAGTTGACAAAGGGTAAATATGGATCTTTGTCTCTTGCTCAAAGAGTCATGATTGATCAAAAAGTGAATAAACGGTTATATCAAAGAACGAAAACAAAATCGGGAAAAGAAAAGTGGGTACTAAAACCCAAAGTAAATACTTGGATTCGTCAATTGATTCCTAAAAAACGAATAGAAAGAAAAGAACTTAGAAAAAGAATGTTAGGGGCTACTCGCGCCGGCGCAAAGGAGAAAGAATGAAACTAATTACCGAAGAATTAACTGATGTAGAGTTTCTTACTGAAGGCACCGAAAAGCAAAAAAAATATTTTATTGAAGGTATTTTCATGCAAGGTGATGTTAAGAATAGAAATGGAAGAATTTATCCTAAAGATATTCTTATGAACGAAGTTACTCGTTATAATGAAAAATATGTAAAAGCAAAAAGAGCATTTGGTGAATTGGGCCATCCAGAAGGACCAACAGTTAATCTGGAAAGAGTTTCACACATGATTACTGAATTAAAGCCCGAAGGATCAGATGTCAAAGGGCGAGCAAAAATTATGGATACTCCTTATGGAAACATTGTTAAAAATTTAATTAACGAAGGCGCCAAATTGGGAGTGTCTAGTAGAGGAATGGGAACTCTTGCTGCTGGAAGAAGTGGAGCACAAGAAGTTCAAAAAGATTTTTATCTTGCTACTGCTGCCGATATAGTAGCAGACCCGTCCGCACCAGCGGCGTTTGTAGAGGGTATCATGGAAGGTAAAGAGTGGATCTGGAGTAACGGTATAATTAAAGAAGTTACTGTTAATTCATACAAAAGTACGATCCAAAAATCTACAAGCAGGGAATTAGAAGAGGTTAAACTTAAAACCTTCGAAGATTTCATGTCAAGATTATAATTTTTATAAATAATATCATAAGATTTATCTAGAAAAATCTATATTTTCAAAAAATTAAGGAGAATAAATGTCTGCTACTGAGGAAATTCAAGAAGCAAATGTAGTTGAGGCAGAAGATTTAGGAGGACCAACACCTGCTCAGTCAGCTCACGACAGCACGGGAGTGAAAGCCTCTAAAGGCTTGAAACAAGCATCTGCTCCATCTGTTGGAAAAGGGTCTACTGCAGGCTCAGAAAAACGAGATGATGTAACAGGAGAAGTACAAGACCTCGGTCCAGCCTCAGTTACGCCAACACAAGACTCTTCACCGGGTAAAGAAGCTTCTAAAGCTGCCGGTAAAACAGTCAAACCTAAAGCCCATAAAGAAGAAACGGAAATAGAAGGAGAAGAACTTTCTGAACCTGAAATGGAAGAAGAAGGAGAAGAAATCTCTGAAAACCGTAAAACTAAGATGGGAATGATTAAATCTATCTATGAAAAATTAGATGGAATGAAAAAAGCTGAAATAGAAGCTACATATGATGCCATTTTGGCAGCAACTAACTTGTCTGAAGAAGAAACACAAAAAGATACTGTGGTTTCAGAAGACACTTCTATTTCTGATAAATTGGAAGAAGAATTACCACAAGAAATAGAAATTGATGTTAAACAAGATGTTGAAGCATTAGTTGGTGGTGAAGAACTTTCAGAAGAATTTAAAGAAAAGGCCGCAACAATTTTTGAAGCAGCAGTATTTTCTAAAGTTACTGAAGAAGTAAATTCTCGTATTAAGAAAATGGATGAAACATATATTAAAGAACTTGATGAGTCCGTTTCTAAATATAAAGAAGAACTTACAGATAAAGTTGATGATTACCTTAATTATGTCATCAATGAATGGATGGAAGAAAACGCATTGGCTGTAGAAAAAGGCATTAAAGCTGAACTTGTTGAAGATTTTATGTCTGGCTTGCGAAATCTTTTTACTGAGCATTATATCAATATTCCAGATGAAAAAATTGATATGGTTGATGATTTGTTCGCAAAGGTCGAAGACCTTGAAACACAATTGAACGATCAAGTTGAAAAAGGGGTAACACTCACTAAAGAAAATGATGAATATAAGAAAAATCAAACTATTCAAAAAGTATGTGAAGACCTTACCGAATCTGAAACAGAGAAAATGAAATCTCTGGCAGAAGGTACTGATTATGAAAATGATGAACAATATGAGAAAAAACTTAGTATTGTAAAAGAAAATTATTTTCCAAAGTCTGAGCTTAAAGTTAATCTGAGTGAAGAGCCTTTCTCAAATGACACAGAGGGAGAGGTTGAAGATTCGGAGACTCCACGAAATACTGACATGGAGCAATATACCTCAGCAATTTCAAGGACTTTGAAAAGATAATTTAGTGTTAATAATTTTTTAAAACCTTAAGGAGAAAAACAAAAATGTATTTGACAGAAGAACTACAAAAAAAGTGGGCTCCTGTTATGGATCATCCTGAGCTTCCGAGCATTAAGGATCCATACAGAAAAGCCGTTACAGCATTGCTTCTGGAAAATCAGGAAAAAGCACTTCGTGACACAAATGTCGCCCTAGATTCGGGGAACTTCCTTTCTGAGGCAGTTCATGCGAGTAAGTCGGGTACATTGCCTGATACAGGTGGTGTCGCTAAATTTGACCCAATTCTGATTTCTTTAGTACGTCGCGCAATGCCTAATTTAATTGCTTATGATGTTTGTGGTGTTCAACCTATGACAGGTCCTACAGGATTGATTTTCGCTATGAAAGCGCGTTATGCCTCACAAGGAGGAGATGAAGCGCTTTATAACGAAGCAAATACTGGATGGTCTTCGAATAACGCAACACAAGCTCACGTGGCAGGTGCCGGACCAGCTGATCTTATCCGATCGGATACTGGTGCCGCAAATACAACAGCATATTTAGCATCTGCTGGTGTATCTACTGCTGGAGCTGAAGGATTTGGTGATACCCAATCCCTCGCACAAATGGCTTTCACAATCGAGAAAGTTACTGTAACAGCGAAATCAAGAGCATTAAAAGCTGAATACACATTAGAACTCGCTCAAGACTTAAAAGCAGTTCATGGTTTAGATGCAGAAACAGAATTAGCTAATATTCTGTCTGCCGAAATCCTCTCTGAGATTAACAGAGAAGTTATTCGTACTATTTACCGTGATGCCGCAATTGGCGCAGACCATAATACCACAACTGCTGGTATCTTTGATCTTGATACAGACTCCAACGGTCGTTGGTCTGTTGAGAAATTCAAAGGGTTGATGTTCCAAGTAGAGCGTGAAGCTAACATGATCGCAAAAGACACACGTAGAGGAAAAGGTAATATTATAATTACTTCTTCCGACGTAGCCTCTGCATTCCAGATGGCTGGTGTTCTCGATTATGCCCCAGCAATGGATAGCTCGGGACTGAATGTTGACGATACGGGTAATCCGTTTGTCGGTGTATTAAATGGTCGCTACAAAGTTTATGTAGACCCATACGCACCTGGTTCAGCTGATAACTGGTTCTGTGTTGGTTACAAAGGATCATCTGCATACGATGCGGGTATTTTCTATTGCCCATATGTTCCGTTGCAAATGGTACGTGCCGTTAATGACAGCACTTTCCAACCAAAAATCGGGTTTAAGACACGTTATGGATTGACACAAAATCCATTCGCTCAGGGTACAACTCTTGGCGGTGCCTTTTCACAAGGAACAAACCTGTATTACAGACTGGTTAGAGTACAAAACCTGATGTAAAAAGTATTCCACATTTTGTGGGAACTATCAAGGGGGTTTTGGTTTACGCCAAATCCCCCTTTTTTATGCTCTGTTATAGAATCTACTAAATATATTAAGTATAATAATATATTCAAAGGAGATGTTATATGCCACTTACATCAGGTGTAGCGGGTCAATTGCCAGATAATTTAAGTTATCTTTCCCCTGTCGCTTTTAAATTTCAGTTAAAAAAAATTCCTCATGTAACCTATTTTTGTCAAGCGGCAAATCTCCCTGGAATTTCTGTTGGTGAAACAGTACAACCAACGCCATTCCATAATATCCCTATTCCGGGAGACCACGTAGTATATGAAACTTTAAATGTGAGGTTTATCGTTGATGAAGAATTAAGAACATGGATGGAACTCCATAATTGGATTACTGGAATAGGATTCCCCAAATCATTTGATCAATATGCAGAATTGGCCGCTTCTTCAACAACCCCTGGTATTTCAGGAGTATATTCCGATGCTACATTAATTGTTTTATCGGGAGCCATGAACCCACAAATTGAAGTTACTTTTACAGATTGTTTTCCGGTTACTTTAACCGAAGTTTTATTTGATAGTACATTAACAGATGTAGAATATGTTACTGCTGATTGTACTTTCAATTATAAAACATATTCTATAAAAAGACTTATAGGTGATACTAGTGGATAATAATATATAAAATGTGGCTAGTTAAATATTGTGGTTCTTGAAATTATAGACCACAGGCGACAAGTTTGTCCGCCGCAATAAATAATAATTTACCAGATACTTGTGAAATAGAAGAAGGTAATACGGGCCAATTTGAACTATTTCGTAGTGGAGAATCATTTATGAAAGCTGGTCATGGTAAGTTTTTTACAATAGAAGATGTAAAAGAAAAACTAAAGGGTAATGGTCCGTATTCAGGTGGTAATAATGCACATAAACAAGACAATTAACAGATATTGGACGTGGGTACAAATAAAAGAGAATCAATCGCACGGATATTACTCTTTATTTTTATCGTTGGATGTAGTTCAACTACTGTGATAGAAAAAAGACCAGAAAGATGTTTTTTATATAAAACAGGAAAACAAGCATATCCTAAGCATGACCCACATAAGAAGAATATTTTTTCTGCAATGGCTTGGAATGAAGAATATATGGCCGCTGGGTATAATATGCTTGAATTAGAGCGGCATCACATTGAATGTGATGCATTTTTGAAAGAAATGGAAATACCAGATGAACTCTTTTAGGTACAGATAAGGAAAGGTTAAATGAACGAATTATTTACAATGGATGAATTTGTAATGATGGGACTTGTATTGTTTTCATCATTTTGGATTTTCCTATTTAATTATAGAACAGATAATAAAGACAAATATACAAATAAATGGCTAATTATTTTAGACCTATTCATTAATATGGGTATGTCTACGACTGGCTATCTA